GCTGCTCCTACTCTTAGTACTATTCCCTTTGTTGGTTGGGTCGCTGCTGGCTGGGTGGCTATGTTTGGTGGTAATCAAGGCGCTGATATAGGTGGTAACATGGCAGAAGACATGTCTAAAGACTGCTGATAAATAAAAGTAAAACCCCATGGCAGAATATACTGATATTCAAGGACCTAGTGTCTTTGATAGACAAATCAAGAATAGGAATTTTCTGTCTCCAGCTGGATTCAAGTTTAACTTGCAGAAGGCTCCGAAGGTTGATTTTTTTTCCAAGTCAATCTCAGTTCCTAACCTAACTTTAGGAGCTGCAATCCAGAGTTCTTATCTCAGAGATATCCCAGTTCCTGGCGATAAGTTACAGTATGGCGATCTAGATGTAGAGTTCTTTATTGATGAGAATCTGGAGAACTATCTAGAGATAGAAAGATGGATGAGAGCATTAGGATACCCTGAGTCTCTAGCGGAAGCTGTTAGTTTAGATCCAGCAAAGACAGAACTTTTAAGTGCTGCACGATCAGATGGTGCAATTTTGGTGTATAATAGTAGCTTCAATGCAATCGCCAAATTCTCATTCAGAGATATGTTTCCTGTATCGTTGACACCAGTTCCATTTACTGCTGATGCAACTGATATAAATTATATTGTAGCGACTGCTACTTTCAAATATACTATTTTTAATGTGGAGAGTCTACTAAAGAATGAATCTTGAATTTATACAAGACTTATGGGACAAAGATTCCATAATTGACAATGAATTATTACACAACGAATCAACAAAAATACCCGCTTTACACGCCAAATACTACAGAATATACAATAACATCCTAACTTTACAGAAGTCACAGGAAACACAGTATAAAATACTAAAGAAAGATAAGTGGCAGTATTATACAGGTAAGGCATCACCAGAGGTGTATGTAGAAAAACCGTTTGACTATAAGGTTTTAAAAGCAGACTTAGATAAGTATTTTGATGCAGATCCAGATCTCATCAAGTGTACTGCGAAGATAGAATACTACCAGATCATGCTGGATTACCTAGAAAGTATTCTGAAAATTATATCGAATAGAACATATCAAATCAAAAATGCCATTGAGTGGCAACGATTTACGAATGGACTATGAGTGATCTTATCATTGCCAAAAAAAATGAAGTTCATCTGACTGTAGATGCACAACCTCATGTGCAACAAGAACTGTCAGACTATTTTACCTTTGATGTTCCAGGCGCTAAGTATATGCCTCAGTATAGGAACAGACATTGGGATGGCAAGATAAGATTGTTTTCGACTGCAACAGGTGAAGTGTATGTTGGATTGTTAGATAAGATTGTTGCATGGGCAAAGAAGTCAGACTACACCGTAAAGTTTATAGACGATGAAACATACGGAACTCCATTTGAAGAGAATGACGAAATATCACTAGAAGGCGTAAAGGATTATATGACTGCGATCTCTAGTTTTAAACCAAGAGATTATCAAATACAAGGTGTGTATGATGCACTTAAGTTCAATAGAAGATTAATTATATCTCCAACTGGATCAGGTAAGTCTCTGATGATCTATGCTGTTGCGAGATATCATGTAGGAAGAAAGAGAAGAATATTACTAGTAGTTCCAACTACATCTCTTGTAGAGCAGATGTATAAAGACTTTACTGACTATGGTTGGGATGTAGAAAAGTATTGTCATAAAGTATATGCTGGTAGAAGTAAGAACGCACAACAACGTGTAACCATATCAACTTGGCAGTCCATCTATACTATGGACAAAACATTTTTTGCTCAGTTTGATGTCATCATAGGAGATGAAGCACACCAATTCAAGTCCAAGTCTCTTATCAATATCATGTCTAAGATGAGAGATACCAAGTATAGATATGGATTTACTGGAACTCTGAGTGGATCACAGACTCATAAGTGGGTATTGGAAGGACTCTTTGGTCCTTCATACAAGGTGACACAGACATCAGATTTACAAACTAAAGGACAATTAGCAAAGTTAGATATTAGAATCATTCTTATCAAACACCCTGCAATACCCTTTGATGACTACAGAGAAGAGATGAATTATATCATAGAACATGATAAGAGAAATGCTTTCATAAAGAATTTGGCACTCAGTTTAAGTGGTAATACTCTAGTTCTATACAGTCGAGTAGAGGCTCATGGTGAACCTCTATATAATTTAATTAACGATAGTGTTAAGAGTGGTAGAAAAGTTTTTTATGTACATGGAGGAGTAGATGGTGAAGAACGTGAAGAGGTTAGGTCTATCGTGGATAGAGAATCAGATGCGATCATTGTGGCCTCTTATGGAACATTCTCTACAGGAATTAACATTAAGAACTTACATAACGTCATTTTTGCATCTCCTAGCAAAAGTAGAATACGCAATTTACAAAGTATTGGTAGGGTCTTGCGTAAGGGTAAAAATAAAACTAAAGCCGTCCTATACGATATCGCAGATGACATTTCTGTCAAAAGTAAAAAGAATTATACCTTGAATCACTTAGTTGAACGTGTTAAAATATATAATGAAGAGAAGTTTAACTATGAGATTGAGAAGGTATTTTTAAGATGAAAGTATTAGGCATATATGGATCTATCGGCTTTGATGGATCTGCAAGAGAATCTTATATACATGATGCTGGTGCAACTCTTTTCATAGATGGCGAACATATATGTAGCATACAGGAAGAAAGACTCAGTAGACTTAAGTATGATGGTAGATATCCAGAAAAATCAATCGACTATGTTCTAGATGATTTATCGAAAGAAGATATTGACTTAGTTATATTTGTAGATATAGGATTAGAAGGTTGGGTGAAGGAACATCTTTCACAGGGTAAACCTAATAAGTTTTTACAAGAGGTCTTTCCAAATGCAGACATAGGATATATCTCTCATCATCAAGCACATGCCTATTCTTCTATCTTTACTCAACCAGCAAACGAGGGTGTTTGTATTGTAATTGATGGAGGAGGGTGTCACAACTGGACTAATCAAGTATCTCTTGGGTTGGAAACAGGATCTCTAGTGTATTTCAATAAGAGAAAGGGAGTGTTTAGATACATTCCTTTCAATGCTCAATGGGGATTACTACACCAAACATGGGCACACTACATCTATTGTAAGAAGACTAAGAAGAAAATAGAATACAATGATCCACTACACCACTGTGCCATGAGTGGTAAGATCATGGGTCTTGCTGCGTATGGATCTAGAAAACATAATACAAAACTATATGAATTTGGACAATACTTTCCTCAGTGTGAGTTTAGTATGAGAGATCCAGATCCTTATCCACTGACTCCAGAAGAGAAAGCTCAATTATTACAATACAATTTTGAGGAATCCCTAATAGAACTAATCGAAAGATTTAATGAAGATTATTTGGAGCCTGTTGTTTGCTTGACTGGCGGTACTTTTCTTAACATCAATGTGAATACAAAGATAGTACAGAAGTTTAAGGGTAGAAAGTTTCACATCACACCTTTTGTAAGTGATTGTGGTTTGTCATATGGAGCTGCTGCTTTTGGTTCATCACTATGGAATGAAGTTCAAGTTCCCTCTGATCTAGCATTTCTAGGTAGAAGACACCTTACACCTAGAGATCTTCCAACTAATGAAGTCTTTGCAAATATGGATGGTGGAGTGGGTGGATCTTGGAGTAATGTTAAAGAAGAGGAGTTTGATCTAAAGAAAATTGCACAGTACCTAGAAGATGGAAAGATTGTTGCTTGGTATCGAGGTCGATCAGAATTTGGGCCTCGTGCATTGGGTAACAGATCTATTTTGATGTCTCCTAAATATAAAGAGAATAAGGATATTTTAAACGAGAAGGTTAAACACAGAGAAGAGTGGAGACCCTTTGCTGGGGTCATACTTAAGGACCATCTAAAAGATTATTTTGAAGAGAACATTGACAGTCCATACATGTTGTATTCTCAGACAGTTAAAGAAGATAAGAGAGATAAGATACCAGCCATTACACATGTAGATAATACATGTAG